TGCCCAGGTCGATCAGGTCGGCCGAAGCCTCTTTCTGTGGGTCGAGCTGGATGCGGCTGGGGCCAATCCAGTCGGACCCAAGCCAGGCCTCGCGCACGATCGGATCGTCGAAGAAACCAGGCGCCGCCAGCCTGCCGCTCGCCACCGCCTCGGTGATGACCCATTCATAGACCGGCTGGCAGAACTTCCACGCCAGCCACGACCGGCGGGTGCGGAACATCTGCCACGCCATCTCGAGGGCGGCCCTCGATGCGGAATAACTGGCTGTGAACGATTTCAACAGCAGCTCATAGGGCAGTTCGAGGGCTACGCCGATATGGCGCGACAGCGACGTGACAAAGGCGTCAAAGGCGGTGTTTGGCCGCTTAGGATCGGCAAACTCGACGTCCTCGCCCGGCGCCAGGTCGACGATTGCGCCGTTGCCAAGGGCAATCTCGCTGTCCCTGTCGACGCTTGTGCTGGTGTCGTTGCTGCCGATGAAACTTGCATCGCCGTCGTCCTCAAGAGACTGCGGCTTAACGAACACCGTGAACATGGCAGAAATCACCGCCGCCCGGACCTCGGCCTCGCCATAATCGCCGAGCTGCTTGATCGTCTCGATGACCGGCGCAAGGTACGGGATGCCGCGGGCTTGGTCTGGCCGCATCTGGTGGTACAGGTGCAGGATGAGCGGCTGGCCTGTCGTCGATGAGCCGGCCTCGAAGCGCCGCCATTCCCGCTTGACGCCTCGCGCGATGTCGTCTGGATGGCTGGTCGATATGTGGTAGGCAACCGGCCGCCCATCCGTGTCCATTTCCACACCGCCGACCACTTCGCGAGTGTCAGCGCGCAATTGCGGGTTCGAGACACGATCCGCCTCGATCACCTGCAGCTTGAGGCCATAGGTGTCAAACTGGTCGCGGCGGCGCCGGCGCACTATGAAAACGTCTCCCGACTCAAGCTGCGCCCTCAAAGCCAGCGCCTGCAGTTCGTCGAAGTTGAGCCGCCCGGTAAACTCTGGATTTCGAGCCCAGATTGCAAATTCCCGCTCGGCGGCCCGCTGCCACGATTCCGCTTGCTCGGGAGTCAGGCCGAGAACATCGCGGTCGATCTGCGACTGCAGGACAAGACCGTCGCCAACAACAGATGTGACGACGGTCGAAATCGCGCCGGTGGCAATCGGCACATTCCGGGCGAGGTCGCGCGCCCGGCTGCGAAGGTCAGGCAGATCGGCGGACAGTTCCTCGTTGACCGACGTCTGCCGCGGGCGCCAGTTGCGGGTCTGCCGACGATCACGCTTGCCGCCATAATAGCCGCCAGTCGCCGTCGACAATTGCAGACGATGGCGAAGGCGATCGACACCAGCACTAGGATTCCACCACGTGGCCAGCCGGTCGGCCAGCGTCCATGGCACATCGATCTCGCGGCGGCCAAGTCTGAGTTTCATTCGTTCACCACGTATCTCGTGCGACCGCGCGAGGAGCGCGACAGGCGGCGCACCCAGGCGTCCCAATAGGTGATCTGTTCTCGAATCTCGCTGGCATCAGTGCGAGACAAAGACCGATCCTTGATCGAATAGCTTTGCCCCGAAGCCACGGCTTCATTCGCGGCGAGCCACAATGTCAGTTGCGCCTCGGCTTGCGCCAAGGTGATTCCAGCCATGATGATCTGTCCCTAGAAAATGCCGTTTGACCGCATTCGCCTGATCGGCTTGTTCTTCTGCACGACGACCGCTGCCGGCGTCGGCGGTTGCTGTTCGATCTTTTCGCGCTCGTCCGCATCGACCTTGACGGTTGACGGCCGCGTCTTGCCTGGGTCCAGGCTCATCCTGGCCGCCAGGGCATAGACCCGGCAGTCCAGCGCCTCATTTCGCTTGCCGCCCGGCAGCACCCACACCCGATAAGGCCGGCCCTCCTTGTACCGCGTCACCACGCTTTCGGCGGTGGCCTGCTCGAACCAGGCGTCGTCGTAGCTGTCCGGCAGGTGGCAGTAGCCGGGCCCTGGCTGGGCGATCTTGAAGCGGCCATAGATCGCGTCCTTGGCCGTATCGACGCCCACCACCCAGATGTTCTCTTTCGTGTTCGTCGATTTCGACGCCCGCTTCGGCCAGACCGGACGCGGGCCACCCGCACCCTTGATCGGATAGATCAGCCGGTTGAGTCGCTTGCGCGCGAAGGCGATGGCCTGCGCCGCATGATGGCCGCCGGTGTCGATGCAGGCCGACCTCACCCGCACGAGGCGGCCCTCGGCCGTCCAGTGCTTTTCGAGCAGCAGCTCGTCGAGGTCCGTCCAGACCTTCTGCTGCGCCGGGTCGCCATAGAGCACCTCGTACCTGATGCCCCACGACTCGTCGCCAGCCCCCCAGCCCACGATCTCGACCTCGAGGCGGTCGCCCTGAACGTCGACGCCCGCCGTCGCGTAGTGAACGCCATCCGGCAGGTCGGCCGGCGTATAGCTTTCGACGTGCAGCTTGAGCCCGGCCGCCGCGACCACCTCGCCCTGTTCCTCCCAAGTCTCGCCTAGCACGGTGTTGACGAACACCTTGAGCAGTTCCGGGTCGCCCTGGGCGTCAAGGAACTCCTGGGCCATGTCGGCGAGCTTCACCCACGGCGAATAGAGCTGCGACAGATGGAATCCGGCCACGCCGCGAAACGGCGCCGACGCTACCCATTCGCCATTCGCCACCGCCGCCCAGCGTTCGGCGTCGTTCCACAGGACGCCGCATTGCTCGCACTGGTAGGCCGCCGTCTCCGGCTTGTGGCCGGCGTTGTCGTCCTTGTCCCATTTCACCTGCTCCCATCGCAGCGGAGCCTTTTCGCCGCAATGTGGACAGGGAACATGGAACCGGCGCATGTCGCTCCGCTTGAACTCGCGCTCGATGGAACTCATACCCTTGACCGTCGGCGTCGAGCCGATCAGCGTCTTGCGGTTCCAGAACGTCGTCTGGCGTTTCGCCGCGAGCTTGAGCGGATCGCCCTCGGTCCCGGCCGACTTCGGATAGCGGTCGATCTCGTCGGCCAGCACCACCCGGATCGGCCTAGACGCCAGGCTCGCCGGCGCATTGGCGCCGATGATGGCAACATAGCCGCCAGGAAACTGCTTGAGCCGCAGCGTGTTGTTCGAGTCCCTGGACTTCGGGTCCGAGAACAGATGCGACAAGACCGGCGTGTCGCGGATCATCGGCGCGAACCGCTCCTTCGACCACGCCTCCGCCATCTCGACGGTCGGCTGGATCATCAGGACCGAGGACGGGTCTTGGTGCGCGTAATAGCCGAGCGCGTTGCCGAGCATCGCCGTCCAGCCCACCTGCGAGCCCTTCATGAACACGACCTCGGACACTTCCGGGTCGGCAATCGCATCCATGATGCCGCGCTGGAACTCCGCCCTGCTCGTGCTCCACTTGCCCGGCTCGGCTGAGTCCTCGCTTGAAAGATAGCGGTAGGCGTCCGCCCACTCCGACGTGGTCAGTCGCGTCGGCGGACGAAGGCGACTGTAGAACCGCGATTCGAGGTCATTCACCAGAAGCCATCGACAGATTGGCCAGGACGTTGAGGCCGTCCGAGATCGCCTTTGAAATTACGGCCTCACGTTTGGCTGTTGTCATCTTGGCCGTTATCATCGGTGCCACTTTCGGGCCGATGGCCATCATGTTGGTCCGCACATTGGTGGCAACGCGATCGATTACCTCGATCACTTCCTTGCGCGGCAGCCGCTCGCGCCGCATTGTTTCAAGTTCCAGCGCGGCAATCTCCGCCTCGATCGCCCGCTTTTTCGAAAGACCGCTATCCGCGTCGGCCGCATCAGATTTCATGGCCCGCTCGCGCAGGTATTGAATGTATCCGCGCACCGATCGAACGAGATCATACCGGCCGCGATCGACCTTCACCAGGACGCCCGCCTTCGTCAGTTGCTGCACACGCTGCTCTGTCAAATCGAGAATGCGACAGATGGTCTGCACCGGATACGTGGCGCCTGATGCCGGAGCATGGTCGTTCATTCAGCGGCCTGCAGGTGTTTGCGATCAAGGATCGCTTTTTTTCCGGTGAAGTCCTGCCAGCGTTCGACAGCGACGTCGACGTAGGCTGGGTTCAATTCGATGGCGAGGCAGCGGCGTCCGGTCATCTCGGCAGCGATGATCGTGGTCCCGGAGCCGGAGAACGGCTCATAGACGGCATCGCCAGC